CGCATCACGGCCGGGATTTCCTGCGCAATCTCGATCATGGGTGCAAAGTGTACCTAAGTGAGCGCGCACACACAATACCACAGTCAACCCATCCACGAGACGGCGATGGCAGGCTGTTTGCGCGGCTTCTTCTCAACGCGTGGCCCAGCCACGACAGCCGGGAACAGTTCAGCCAAGCCCCATACGTGGGCATCTGCCCGGTTCGGTGACTTCGATCCAGTGTAACCCGCCGTCGAGAAGGCGCACATCTCATCCTCAAGCTTGGGGAAGATGCCGACGTGTCTGACCTTGCCTTGCTCGTACAGCGCAGAGAATGGTTCAGCCCGCTGCACCTTGCCCCTGCTGGCCGTGACCATCTTGAACGGAACGCGGGGCTTGCTCTCGTGCGCTGCAGCTGCTGCCTGAACCACGAACTTGACCATGCCGCCCCCGAAGTTTGTTTCGCCCACGATCAAGTCCGCGCGATGGTTGATGAAAGCATCGACTGCCACGCGGCCCCAGGTTGCCGGCCCCGCCTTCACGGTCAGGTCGGCCATCAGGTAGGCTTTGCCGTCCGTGCCCAGGCCATCGACCGTAATGCCTATCTCATCGTTGTCCGTGTTGCCCTCATCGTCGCCAGCTCCTGAAGGGTCCACAGCCACCACGACGCGAACCATGTCAGGCAGCGGCTGACCCTCAATGATGCGATAGGCGTCTATCATGCCCTCATCGAACAGCGCATTCGGCGTGGCATCCGCGAACTCGCCATCCTCGAACCTGCGCCGCATCCGGCCCGAGAGCATCGCCAGGCTCTGCAGGTACTCAGGCGAGAGGTTCTCCACGTTGTCTCGTGGGTTCATCTGGAAACTGACGTAGTTGTCCGGGGCGCGGATTGGTTCCTTCGTCTCGGGGTCTAGTTTCTGCTTGAACAGCTTGAACGTCCAATGCGCCTTGCTCGGCGGGTTGCAGTCATACAGCATCCGGGGCTTTAGAAGCGTCGGGGGTCTGCCCTTGATTACTTGCTCGACCTTTTGCGCCAGTCGCGTGAGAAGCATCTGCACGCCCGACCACGATATTTGACTGCACTCGTTGAGGTATATCGTTACGAACTCGAAGCCGAGTACCTTCTCCATGCGCTCTGAATCGTCCAAGCCCCCGATCCATATCTCGGACTTGTCACCCAGTTCGATAACCCAATCGGTCTTGTTGATGTGATACGGAACGCCCGGAAAGCATAGCTGCATGACCCGCGGGAAGGTATCGAACCCGATGGTCTGCTTCGCGTGGTTGAACCTGAATCGGGTTATCAGGTGCCGCGAGCCAGGCGCCTTGAGTGCCCGCATGACGATGTTTCGCACATGCAGGAAGGTCTTGCCGCTTCGCCCGCCACCGAACAGCATGCAGTGCGCAGCCGGGCCACTCAGCAGGGTCTGCGCTGCAAGCTGCTTATCGGTGAACTTGAACGGGATCAAATGTTCTCGTCTGTCGGGCTGGCCTGGATCGTCACCCCAACACTGCCGCTGAACTCGGTCTGCGTCTTGTCGCCAAACACCTTTGACAGCAGCCGGGCCAGCAACCACTTGTCAGTGTCCACCTCGAGCCGCAGCTGGGCGACCTCAGCAGCATCAAGCCCGCCGCTAGGCAGTCTGGTGACAGAACGCGCTGCTTTCTTGCTCAAACGCTCGCCTCTAGCCAGCAGGCCATCTGCCCTTGCTCGCGCGTAAACGTCCGATAGTTCGGGCGTCTCATGCAGCCATCTGAACAGGGTTGGACGACTTGCCCCGATGTCGTCAGCAATCTCGGACAGCAGTTCACCGTCTGCCAACCTATCCAGCACTTCGGCTATTCGGGCCTCTCGCTCGATGGTGTCTGGCATATCAGTGTTCGCTCAGTGCCACTGCCCGCCGCTTGCCGGCCCACAGAAAGGATTGTGCCGGTGCTGATCCGCGTCAAGTGACTGCCGACCATGATAGCGGTGTTGCCGGCTTGCCGTGGGCTTTGGGCCCGGTTTAATGCTCACTTCAGGCTGCGATACGAAACTGTTCCAGCGTTGCGCCGCCAGCGAGTGCCTCCTTGAGCCACCTGGGTTTAAGGCCCCTGGCACTCCAGGTCTCGCCGTTCGGCCCCCTGTACTTCGGTTCGATGCGTTGTCCCTTGCGGCTGGTGCTGGCCTTGATGGTGGCGGGCTTGGCTGTTGCGGGCTTGATGCTGCCATAGCCGAGGTCTTCTATCGTCACGCCGGCCGCTTGCATTTGCGCCTTGATCGCGTCTACTGCGACAGACTTCGCAAGGGCGACTTCGATCTTCTCTGCGATGACGCGTTGCAGGTCTTCGAGTTCTTTCGCCTTTGCGATCAGGTCATTGATACTCATTCTGGTTGTTCCTGGTAGTTGTGGGGGTTGAAGTCTAGCATTCTCAGATCCCGAATATTAGCATTGCAGCATCGCGGCCATGCTCGTTTGTCCGACCGTCCCATCCGGTCAACCTCTTGAACGCAGAGGCGTCGAGCTTGCGCCCCTTGTTCTGTGGCGAGACCGCTTTGTATGGTAGCCCGGAAAGCGTACCCAGGAACTCGAGCCAGATCGAACAGTCGCGTTTGATAGAACCAGCGCCCATCAGAGCCTCACGTCCTTTCTCACCGAACCATCGGCGAAGTCGCGCGTCCTCGAATACTACGCTATGCAGCGAGCCGAACTCCCACATGACGCGAACCGTCTGCATCGCCTCGATGATGCCCATGCTGGTGACTAGCGTGAGCCGACGATCAACCTTGTCCCATACTGCGACGCCGGTGTGAACTCCGGGGTCAATTGCGGCTATCAGTTTGCGGGTCATGCCTCCACCTCAAACTGCGGGTCATGCAACGTTACGCCATTACTGAGCGCGAAAGCCGTTGCGTATTCGATCAGGCTTGCCCCGCGCTTGACGCTCATCAGTGCCGTACTCTCTCGCAGGTTCACGAATTCGCCTTCGATACCCGGCACCATCTCCGAACCCTGGCGCGTCGCGGTTGAATGGGCACTCACGATCAGAACTTTCCATTCGGCAGCGGTTCGTTGCTTGCCGGCCCACGTCATCGCGCTCTTGGCAATATCGCCCACGATGGCGTGGAACCGTTCGTTCTGGCCGTCTGTGCGCTTGGGTTCGCTGATCCTGACGCAATGCCCACCCGGTGCCTCGGCCACGGCTGCCAGCGCACGGCGGCGGGCTTCTGGATGTGCGAGGACGAACAGCCTTGACCTCATGCCACCCGCCTTGCGTAGTCCCACACCGGGCCCGGGACGGTGAATTCGACGGGGTCACTCATTCTGGTGCCCAGCCTTTCGACTCAGATCGATCATGGTGTCCTGGAGTCTGTCTGCGGATTGCTTGCCGCGTAGGCGTGCGATTGCGAGCAATGCGCCGCGCCGGCCTTCGTTGGAGCGCATGGCGAGGATTGTCCGCGCTTCGCATTCGTGACGCCACGCCTCGGAGTAGGAACATACGGATGTTCCGTCCACTAGTTCGAGCAGGGTGCAGTGCAATCCGCACACATGAGCCTGCTGGTATTGAGCCATCGCTTGTTTATAAAGTGGGGATAACTATTGACAAGATGTTAGTGACCGCTTACATTGCGCCCACGTTGTGCGCGGTAGCTGCCTGAGTGTCACGGTTGTCCGGCAACGGACCCCGAATTGCAGCGACGGGTGACAGAGGCGCTAGGAGGCATTGCGGGGTGGCTAGGCTAGCTACCCCGCATCTCCCGTGCTCGGGCTCTTCCTTGGCCCCGCACAGGCGCTCTACGGGGTGCTGGCCGCGGGACAGGTAGTTCGCGCAGTGCTCGCGTGACTTGCAGCCCCAGGTGTCTGAGCCAGGGGCCGGTCTTCCGCCGCCAAGGCATGAGATCATGTCATTCCCCCAGATGCTTTGAAGGTGCGGCTAGCGTGCAGCATTCGAGGGTTCCGGCGCTTGACATTCGGCCATAGGCCAAGCGATCCCTCTAGCGCGTCTGTACCGTGGCTCCGCGTCGTAACACAGCGCCGCACCATCAAAACACCCATCTACTTCACCTGCCTCAGTGCCCGCCTGTGCTCGGCCTCGCTCGCCAGATATGCCGCGGTGCGGTCTGCGTCCGAGGACCTGGCCGGCTCGATCTGCTCTTGCTTGGCAGGCCAGACGCCAGCCCATCCGTGTAGCGTGCTCTGATCCAGAGCAGCGTTTGGGCAGTGACCCGCAGACTTGATCTCTTGTAGCCGTCTGAGTATCAATAGGCTGGCCCTATCGGTGAACGGCTTTCCCCTGCCCATGCTCTTTCGCATCTGACAGAAGCCTTCCCAGGCATCCTGATCGAGCCATGCAGGCACGGCGATCATTCGACTAGGTTCCGCAAGTAGTCCAGCATCGGCTTTATGCCTCTGCCTCTATCGCCTGAGTGACTTATCCACAGCCCCGTTCCGGGCCAGAAGTCAATTCGCCTAGAGCTTTCAGGCATCACGATCAAGTGCGCCCCGTCGTTCTTCTTTAGGAAAGGAATGCGCAACATGAACAGCTCAGACTCGGCATGTTTCCTGTTTCCGGCTCGCTTGATCTTGCTGAGCCGCTTCATCTCAGGTTTGACATCCTTCCACAGATCACCCATATCCCCCATATACCTCTCCTGTATTGGGTTGTATCTAATACCGAAGCGGAGGAGCGAACCCAGCCTTAGCCAGGTTGCCTTCAAAGAAACACCGAGTGCGGTATCGCTTCCCCGCCAGCCGTTCGACCCGAGGGCGCTAGCTTCGCCACCCTCCTGCGCGGTGTTGCAGGGTCTTTGCCACCAGTACCGCTTCTCGCCGTGCCCCCTGTTGCTTGCATTGCCGAGGCACCGGCCAGCCCGTTGATAGGGTGACAAAGCATAGGCCATTGCACGCTGGAACTCCAATGAATTTTTCCTATCGGTGCCACGCCATCCATAGGCGATAGGCAAAAGCTATCGGCTGTCATGGCTCGATAGCCCAATGCGCTTTGTGGAGGTGGCCGGAG